GAATACTAAGCACCAAGCACCAAATCCTAAATAAGCTCAAAGCCCAAAATTCAAATGACCGAAACCCGGTTTTGAGTTTTGAGAATTTGGATTTGGGATTTGTTTAGAGTTTAGAAATTAGAATTTAGGATTTCCGAATGAAAGGAGGGCAAAATGGCAAATTCACTCTATACTAAGGCAAAGCAGCATCTGATAGACGGAACAATCGACCTGGACACAAACGACATCAGAGCTATCTTTGTCGACGGTGCCGATTACACCCCAAACCTGGCCACACACGCGACCCTAGCCGATATACCGGCAGCGGCCAGAGTAGCCGTCAGTGGCGCGCTGCAGAATAAGACGGTCACCGATGGCGTGTTTGATGCTGATGATATCACAGTAGCCGCAGTGACAGGCGACCAGTTCGAGTACATCGCCCTTTACCAGCATACCGGGGCGGAATCAGCTTTACTGATCGCTTTGCTGGACACGGCTACCGGCTTGCCATGCACGCCCAACGGCTCGGATATCACCATCCAGTGGTCCAGCGGCGCCGACAAAATCTTCAGGCTGGCATAAGGAGAAAAATGGGGAAAATTCTAAGCACCAAGCACCAAATCCCAAGCAATCTCAAAGCCCAAAACCACAATGCCAAAGCATGTAGACTCGACCTTTTAAGGTCGAGGTCACGAGGTTAAAACCTCGTGGCTACATCTGCGGGATTTAATTTGAATTTTGGATTTGTTTAGAGTTTAGAAATTGGGATTTAGGATTTACTCCGAAGGAGTCTAATGGCAACAGCAAAACTAATCGGGGCTGATGACGCCACTCCAGCAGGTAGTCTTGGCGCCAACTATATCGTAATTGACCGCTTCCAGTGCGCCGCCAGCGGCAGATGTACTGAGATTCGTGTCAAATGCACCGGCAGTGGCAATGTCAAGGTGGCTGTCTACGCCGACAGCTCAGGCTCACCGGGGAGCAGGCTCGCCAAGCAGGATACCGGCGTTGCCTGTGTCTCTGGCTGGAATACCATCAGCCTTGAATCGGCATTAGATATCGCCATCGGTACCTATTATTGGTTGGCATTTATCTCGGACTCAACCATCGGCGGTTATATAAGCCAGGCAGGCAGCGGCCATCAATACAGCGCTCAGACCTATTCAGGTTTTACCTGGCCAACCACCCTGCCAAGCTTAACCGCCGCTGACCAGTACACATCTTTATTTGCCGGCTGGGGAATACTTGTCTTAAGCCCCTCCAGCATCAACCAACCCGTAAGCTATGGCTCACCAAAGCTCATTCTTGCCATCAAGCCGTCAAGCATACTGCAGGCGTTGGCCTACGGCACGCCCACGGTCCTGATGGGCGCTCTTATCATCCAGCCGTCAAGCACCGTGCAGGTCGTAGCCATAGGCACGCCAGCTCTGCGCTACCCCCAGACCATAGCACCGCCAAGTATCATCGTCACCATCACCTGCGGCACACCGTGGGTCGGCATCTTCGGTTTTGTCAGACCTCAGAGCATCATCCAGCTAGTAGCCATCGGAACACCCACCATCCTCAAGTATGTCTGGCATGTTATCCTGGACGGCCAGTACGCCACCGAGACGCCAGGGGTCAACCGGGCCTATATCATCGGCAGAGACCAGTACGGCAACCCCGTCTACGGCACGGCCATCACCCAGAGCGAAGTTGACCTGGTGGGGGAGAGATTGGACTTCCAGCCAGACCCCGCCATCCCCACCACCGCTCAGGCTGGAGACGTAGCCTCAGCCGTTCTCTCAAAGATGAGACTCATGGGGAAAAGGGGGGTCATACTCATACCGCCCAACTGTGGCCAGGAGCTGTTTGATGTGGTGCAAATATCGGACTCCGGAGCCAACCAGCAGGCCGTCTCGTTTCGTGTAGTCGGGATGAGATTCGAATATATCCCGAAGCAAGCCCGCTATGAACACAAACTGCTATTGGGAGCGCTATAG